AGCTTTGTAGTTCCTACAACCGTAGGACTTGCTATCTTGTCAATGTTGACTTTGCTATCAATAGCGTCAACCAACATATTACCTACCCGCGTGGCCGTGTTTGCACCCGGTGACGTTTCGTTTTTTATTACGTTTGCGTCCGTGGTTAATTGAGCGTCTGTTCTTGTTGCCATATTAAATAATGTTTCGTATCAAAGTATTTTTTCTGCTTAACCAAACTTTACCAAACTGCAAAGGGTTTCTTTTGTCCGGGTTGCTTCGCTCATATCCTTCTGTAACCGTCCACTCAAAGCCATCGATCAACAAAGAACCGCGCACCGCATGAGCTAAAGCCAATTGAATCTTATTGTGCATGTAGTCAGGCATCATGTAGACATGAAGGTATTGCTGTAGGCTTAAGATAACAGACGTGTTAATGACCTTTGAATTGCTCAACTTCAAAGATGACTGACTGGTATCGTTTCTTTGCTCGAAGAACCGACAAGGTATTCTCAAATTAAAGTAGTTGCCATTGTTGGGGTAATTTAACCCGGCAAAATTAGACTGTGATCCAAAATTACCTATTGATTTGTATTGTAAAAGGAATGTCCCGTAAGCCGGGTTTGTCTTTATCAACGTACTGAATTTTACCAGATCGCTTTTGTAAAGAACGGTGAGCGATGCGCCAAGAAAAGTACTATCGAATGTATCGTCAAAAGTGGCAACGTCACCGCGCAAAATATAGAACCTAAAATAAGCGTCCTCGCTAGTTAGTGAAGAAATATCAAATGTCAGATCGTAGTGAGCGTATCCGGTTTGAACTGTTTTTACAAATGATTTAAAGTCTACTTGGTTTCCGTTAACGTCATTGATACGTAGCCAGTACTTGTTATCCGTGTTGGCCTCGTTGCTGACTTGTAGTTTTATAGCATCAGTAATAGTAAACTCTTGAAAAAAACACCTATGTTCGACAAACGCGTTGACCCGTTCGTTGTATGTCTCCGAGGACATAGGCCAGAACTGTATAGGTAATGCGTCAGATACATTCATCTGGATGCAAATTTATAAATTATTCCCAATATAGTAAATTTATTCATATTGAGATTCGTAGAAATCCTCATAATATCTAGTCGGGCTATCATCTACAAAATCAGGAACGACAATATCAAAAGGCTCTTTAGGCCATGCAATCAGCCTCAATAAACCTGTCCCAATTTGGTACTCTAGCGTTTTTATGAAGAATTTTTTATGATTTGCCTCGGTTTGGCTGATGCCTATACACAGGTTTCTGTTATCCCTGATTAGCTTGTATTCCTCCCATGTTAAATAATGGTTAATTTCATAGGGCATAGGGATAAATAGGAAGTCAGAGGTAACCGAGATGTTGCCTTTCTCATTCACTAAGGTAGAATCACCTAGGCAAGACGTAGACATTTGCGAGGTCATATCAAAATTACCCTCGCCAGATGCGAACTTGAAAACGCTCCCAACGTAGGATTGAAGGCATCCGTTAAGATAGTTTGCCCACCGCAAAAAATTTCGGGCAGGGGTAAGTCTGCTATTGTATCGCGTCTCTTTGTTGGTCAGGTTTGTTAGTGTGGTGAAATTCTCGTCTAGTTCCGGGGTGAAACCGCCAGCTCCTAACGATCTCAAGGCTATTACAAAAGTTTCATCGTCATAGGTGTAGTTTGATGACTTCAATACACCTACTCGCCTTGTAGTTTCGAGTGTCAAAGAAGCCGCTACCCACTTGGAAAAAAGCGTTATTTTATTTCCTATCCGTCTGAATCGGCTGTTATATGTGTGTTTTGTTTGCGAATCGTCAATACCAGAAGCCGTACCAGTTCCGGTTGCGGCTTGTGATTGCCATTTGTCGTAACCTATTTCTACCTGATTAAAATGATGTTCGCTGTCGTAGGATCGCTTTATCGAGTATACGTTTGAAAGGTTTACCAAAGGTGTTCCATCATCGTAGAAATATTCCTTTCGTTCTACTCTGATAATATCGTTACCGGATAATTTGTCATACCCCAATCCAAGGTTATAGATCGGGTTTATACCTTGCCACCATTCTTCAGCAGACTTAAAAAAAGGTTTTTCCGTTAGCGTGTATCCTCGTATGTGCAAACCTTTAGCGTTGGCCAATAGTGATCCGCATCCAGTCGCTCCGTAAACCCGTGAGGTAAAAGCGTTACCCAGATACTCAGAGTACAAAGTAGCCTCATTGTCGGTGATCCGCTTGGTGATAGCGTCCATTATGTCGTGAGTGAGAAATGCTTTTGTAGTGGTATCGGGCGCAACTGAATTTATTGTGAATTTTATAAAGGTGTTGTCCTTGTCTGGCTGTATTTTTATGTACTCGATATTGTCACCCCCACCTCCATTAAACCCTGCTGATGCTCTTTGGGACTCGGAGTAAACATAAATCTTGTCCCCAGGTTCAACGGCCACACCTAATAGTGTATATGTTGCGGTGACATACCCGGTGCTAACTTCACCAACAGAAGGAAAAACCGGAATTGATCCTGTAAAAAATTCTCCAAAAGTATTTCTGTTTTTTAGTGCGTTGCTTGCTGATAGATGTTCCCATATAAATCTAACCCTATATCTTTTGTCTGCACCTACGTTTGACCCAGCAAAAACTTTAAGTATGTAATTTGATCTTACTTTTAAATCTACATCTAAAACACCTCCAAAGTTTAAGTCTAGTATTGGAAGATCAACAATTTGTTGAAATGGTGGATATGTTGATTGGCTTGAAATCCAAGCAAAACCATTTGCATAGTTAAAGCCCTGTGAAATTTCGCTTATTATAGGATTAAGGCTTTCTATGTTTCCGTATAGTGGATTATTTATATTTGAATTAGTCCCTAAAATGTCAGTAAATCCATTTTGCTCAAATTCCGTGTTTGAATTTGGTGTAGCTGAATATTTTTCTATTACTTTTTGACTAGGCAACGGCAAGGTAATATCATTCGCAGCCGTCACCGCGTCACCGCTCTCCGTAACAGTTGACTTAATATTTACCTTATTCTTGTAGCGTGAAATAAACTTAGTCCAGAATCCATTCTGGGTAAACACCATTTGTAGCATGTGGTCGGTGTCCAATGTCTCCACAAACATAGAAACAGCCAATTGCCCGGTGTATAGGGTTTCAAATACTCCAGTTTCGTCCTCGTCAATTTCTACTAGAATATCTATTTCGGCATCTTGCCCGTGTAGCTTCTCCACGTTTAGTAACCAGTCGCGGCCTCCATCCTCAGTGCCGTTCGAACCATAAGCGTTGAATGATGACTTGAAATACTCTACCAATGAATGAAAGTCTGGGTGACGTTCAAAGCCAATAGTAGAAGACTCCCATCCGTCCGGCTCAGATATTACCTTTGTCCCTTCAACCGCGTGTGTTAGTGTGAATCTAAATATCATACCCAATCACCCATTGACAAAGATCGAACTTTCTTTGTAAGATTCTCTCCTACCTTTCTGCTTTCGTACACCGTTGCCATGTTGCGGGTAAGTTTAGGATTGCTTGGTTTGTTCTTAGCCGTTATTTCCTTCAATGATCGAAGCTCTTTCAATAGCCTGTCATCTGATCTCGACTCGCTTCTTTCCGGTCTGCTAATTCCGGCCATTGCCAGCATCTTCATTGTTTCTTCGTTCGGTATAACCTCTGTTCCACGTGGAAGATCCAAGACTGTAGCGGTTGCGGGTGATAGCCTAACGTCACCAGATGGCATTACCATTAACTCCTCCCCTCGTTCACCTACTATAGCAAGTCCTCCAGGATGATTTTCGGTTCCTTTAAAGTATTGAGGGATCGGTTTTGATGAAATAGCCGCTACCTGAACCGCTGCCAATGCTGCGTAAACAGCCGCTAAAGGTGGGCCGCCTTTAACAAGACCAGCTAACGTTGCCTGTATTCCTTTGATAGTAGCGTCAATAATATCCGCATCTCTTTGCCTGATCGCTACCTGTCTTTGCTCTTGCCTCCTTTTTCTTTCAAGTGCCTCAATTCTTAAAGCTGATTGAGCCTCGATTTTAGCTTTTGCCTCCGCATTACCTCCCGCTATTAGTATTTCATTGGCAGCACGTTCGCGCTCTTTGTTTATCTCGCTTTCGATGTTTAGTATCCTCTGTTGCGATTGATTGTTTTGGAGTAAATTGACGGCCTGTGAGAATTGACTATAAATCTGGTATGCTTGCCCTAGTGAGTTAGATACCTCTTTAACTTGAGAAATAAACAAAGCCCTTCGATTTTCCGCATAAGCTTGATCTGTTTTAAGCATGTCCGCGTCATGCTTTGCTTTTTCATTTAGCTCTTGATTCCATGCCTGATCTAATATATTTTTTGTTTTGCCTAACAGGTCATCAAGCTGATCCAGAACTTTAGGAGAAAAGTCAGCAACGGTATCGTCATAAATAATAGATACATTGTAGTCAAGAGCCTGATCCGCTTCCTCTTCTGCTATTAAAGCCTTTATTTTCTTGATCCTTTCCTGACCTTCTTTTATTAATTTGTCGGTTATATCTTTGGCATCGTCTATTTGCTTTTGTTTTCTACGTGCTTCGATCAATTCTATTTCATTCTCTGCTGACTTTTTTGCCTCATTGAACTCTTTTAGCTTTGACATCTTTTCTTCATTGACAGTAAAGACAATAGACCTAGCGGCTAAACTTGCCAAGTAGTCTATTTTCATTATGTCACCAGCTGACTTGATAGCTGTTTCCGCTGTCTTGATAATTGCTCTTTGCTTTTCAAGCTCCAGTTCGGTAGCATCTCCGTGAGCTATTTCCATTAGTTTTATCTCATGGTCGTATCGTTTTGTCAACGCGTCCATTTCCCTCTTTGACCTCTCAATCATTGAAGTGGTTAGCTTTTCTGCTTGCGCCTCAAAATATTTGAAAGCGATGATAGCGGCAGCAATTGCTCCGGCAATCAAGAAAATTGGATTTGTTAAAAGAGCCTTGCCAAGTTGACCCAAAGCCGAACCGAACCCACCGAGTCCAGCAATAGCCTCTTTAAATGTCATCTGTTTTGCTAGTTCAGCAATCCCTTTTATCTGAACAGCAGCGCCTCTAAAGTCTAGGTTCCTGACCTTTTCACCTAACATCCCGAACCTTGTCCCAAGATTTTCCAGTGATGTATCACCCTGAAATGCTTTTGCCTCGTCTTTAGCGTCTGCAATCTTATCCCCTATTTCACCAGCGCGCCTTGCTGCATCCTGATATTCTTTGGAAGATTGACCTAATGTATCGGCAATGGCTACCATTTCTCCACGGGCGGCCTTTAGTTCTGCTTTTAATCCGGTCAATGCCCCTTCATAATTTCCAACTGTGTCTTTGTGGACACCCATGCCTTTATTGAGCTTTACGACTTCATTGTATTGCTCTTCAATGGCTTTACTTAAATCCTTTCCGGTCTTGGTATTGCGTTCTTCCTCGGTTCTTAGAGCCGCATAAGCCGCCCTGTTGGCTTTCAATGCAGCCTCTAATTCTTTAATCGAAGAAGTGGCAGCCCTAACGTTGATCGCCTCTTTGTCTCCAAGTGCGTTGCGTTGCTTTTGCTGTTCCTTCAAGTCTTTTAATATCGTAGCTTGCTTTTGGTATTCATCGCTTTGCTTTGCGGTTTCTGTTTTGATCTGCTTACTTACCGTGGCAAGTACACGCATTTCCTCAGTCAGCTTGTTAGTATCTTCTTTGGATTGTTTTAGTCCGGCTCCACCGATGCCCTGCCCGATTTCCTTACTTGAAGTCTTTACTTGACCAACAACTACCAAAAGTTTTTCCAACTCCTTTGTAAGTATCGCAGGGGCTTCCAGCGCGTCATCACTGATGAGGTCTTGTCTAGTTATCTCTGACATGCTTTTGGTTTCTTTCGTTGATGATCTTTTTGTACTCGTTAAATCTTGCCAGCTTCAACCCTTCCGGTAAATCAAACTCCAGACAAATAGTAAGCCCTGCCATTATCTCTTCAAACGTTGCGGCCTTTTGCCCCTCTTTTGGCAACATGCCGGCTATTTCGTTGGATTTCATTTTCATTCGCGTGATTAACCCGTCTGACTTACGCATAGCCGCGTTAATACTTTGCACGTATGACAATGAATCTTTTGTGTCTATCCTATACCCTTTCTCGTTTAGTTCTGATATGTAGTTGTCATCAACAAAAAACATCAACTGAATTAGCGTACACTTAACCACGTTGTACTCTGCGATCAGGTAATTATACCCTTCGATCACATCACAATAGTTCAAGTAATCAAAGCCACCATTCAGCTTGTAATTTTCTCTTACTAACTCTTCCCACTTTTCAAACAACTCTTTTTCACTTGCCTTGCCTTTAATAAGTAACCCTTTCAAGTCCATTGTCTGTGCAATAGTGAGATAATTTTGTAGGGTTATGTCATTGTAGGTGTAAAACTTTGCGGTATTCCTTTTGAACTTCTGGCTTAATTTCTTGCCTGTATTCTTCCAGGCTGTCTTGATTGAGTCCAAATATTTCAGTCCCATATTTTTGCATTAACTCGCCAGTCTTTTCATCCGTACTTGAAAACGTGATCGGGAACTTGTCAGTCCTGGCAAAGAATCCCTGATAAAAGTCACCACTAAGTTTTAAGTCTACAACGCCAGCCGGGTTTAACGATCTCTTAAATGCTGCATAGTTCGGATTTCGATATTGTCCTAAACTCTGACCGTTTGCATCCTTACCCGAAAACAACTGATCAGTGTTTAAGTCTATGGCCTGATTCTTTGACTCCACGACAACTTTCAATAGCATGTCCTCAATTTCTTGAGTTCCTAACGATTTGATTTTGTCCAAGTAGTCCTTAATCTTTCCCATAAAAAAAGGAGACCGGGTCTAAGTCCGGCCTCCAATTAAACCTAAACCGTAACCTTTCCGCCAGTCGATTCGTAACCGGGTATGCTCAATAAACTTGCAGCTCTGATGTTCACAATGTCACCCACCGTGAATGCAGCGCTTGAGTTGATTGAATAAGTACCGTCAGTTGCTTGCGTTACCGTGGTGATCGTGCGAACGGTTCCACCAGAAGAAACTACCGAGAAGTCAGCAGCAACCAATCCGTCAAGGCTTGTTCCATCACAGGTAGCCTTAACTGTTACTCTGATCAATGAAGTTGTAGCCGATCCAACTTGGACAACATCCACGTCAACGATTGAAAACAAAGCGTTTACAAATCCAGCCGTACTTACAATAGTACCGTTAACGTCCAATTCCTTATTATCGGAAAGAACCATGTAGATAGGTGTTTTTGTGGATACCGTTCCAGCAGCAAACTTCAATTTCTCCACGTTCAACAGTTCAATGTCGAAGCCTACAAAGTTTCCGTTTTCAGTTGTACCAATGATCTGGTTTTCTGAATCGATCAAGAATACTTTGGCGCTTGCATTTCCGCTATGCGTGAACATAGCCTTATGCAAACAAAGGCTTTCACGAACGGCCATTTTGAAACGATAGCGACCATCACGAACCTTCAACGAACTCAATTCGGTTTCCTCATAAACGGCATCTTCGCTTGCATCTTCAAACATTTTGAACTTAGGCCACAGATAGATTCTGTTTGAGGCAGAAGCTAAAAGAGCCGCTTGCCATTGTGCCTGAAGTAGCGCGTTGGTAGGGGTCAAAAAGAATCCAGCAGGGGTAGTAATCATGCCTTTGATTAACTCAGGCAATGAGTTACACTTGGATATTCCAAGATTTTTTTTAAGTATTACGCAATCTGGCATAATTTTTTACTTTAAATTGTTAACAATTTTTTTTCTTCTTACTACTAATCTTTAAATTGGTAATCTCTATCGCGTCAATTGGATCTGAAAAGATGTTTGCAACCTTAATCGAACCTGATTCGGTACCCCAGAAGTATCGCCTTGTTTCGGTGTGTGGTGGGTATTCTTGATCACCGTCCCATGTAAACAAGCCGACCTCTCCAAGACATTGCATGAATAATTCATACAATGGGATCAGAATTGGTTTAAAAACCTTTTCAAGCCTTTCCGGTGCGTTGTACTTTTGATCCGTTCTGTTGACTATTGCCATGTTCAAAGTATGATCGGTAACGTTCCCATCAACGCTTCCAGAAGTATCCAACCGCAAAATGATTAGCGGATACTTTTTACTCCTGTTTATCGGGTCTGTTTCCTTCAATTGCAGCCTTTGATTTACCTCTTGAATATGTCCGTACATATACTCAGGCGTTGTCGTTCCCAACTTAACCCGCATCAATGCGACCACCTGTTCCATTGCTTCCTCGATTATCATAAACCAAAATTGTTTATGTATTCAGGGAAATAAAACTTTGTATTCAAGTAAGACCTGAAATCAGTGTATCCTTTAGATTGTACCTCTGCGTTAAAAGACGCGTGGTTTGAGTAGAGGTAACCATATAAAGAATCTTCGTGATAAAGTCCGAACGTTCCAAAGTGTCCTAGTCTTCCAAAGGCACGATCATACAAACCAATCCCGTCATAACTTCCCATCTTTTCGACAAACCTATTATAGTGCCTGACGATTATCTGGTTAGGTGAAACAATATCGGAGTTTTGAGACTTTGCCTTGACAACACCAAGAGGCGCAACGGTTGAATCATACTCTTTCAGGTACATAGAGTGAACATACGGCTTTAAGCCATCAACAAATCCATCCCAATTATTTTCTTTGCCCTCGTTGTCGTACTTGTCACCATTGCTTAATTTAAGCCACTTGTTTACGGGTTGTAAATCCCACTTGCTCGAAATGCCCGGGACTTCCCCTGCTGTTGTGAGTGCATTGGCTTGGTAGATATTACTCCCGTAAACAACTTGACTTAAACTTGCATAGGCAACTGTCGCAGACCATTCCGCAGGCAGCGCTTCGATACCGGATTTTAAAGCATCGTAGAAAACAGACCCCAACAGTTTTTTAAGCATACGTTCCTCGGTGTCCTTAATGTAGGCATTGATACCATTGGTATTTTCTGCCTGTGTAGGGATCAGGTAAGGAGCAATGTAAAAATCTGTTGAGGTCAAAAACATCTTATTGCTTGTTTCGGTATAACAACGCGCTAAAACTTGCCGACATGGTACCTGTACCCGTCCACGAAACTCGGTAGAACAAAAACGGTGAACCAGCTAGCCTCCAATGATAACTAGCCGTTGCGTCTGCTGCCGTTACTGTTGCTAAAGCCGTTTGAGTGTCAACCGTATTCAATGCCCTCCAGTTAACACCGTCAAGGCTACCTTGTAAAGAAATTGTGCCTCCAACGGTTCCGGAAATTTTAGTCACGTTGACCTGAACGGTTGTATTTGTAACCGCAATATCACGAAGTAAGCGACATTGAACTGTACCAGTAGCGGTATTCGTTACCGTATCGGACTGAGGGAACACTCCACCAGTTGACAGGGCATTGAAGAAAGGAGCTACTTGAGCGTTTGCAAATGAGATCGAAACCAAGGCTACCAAGATTCCGATAAATAGATTTTTCATTTTCATATTCTTTCAAAAATTAAGCGATACCCAAAGCAGCAATTGCAGCGTCAATGTTTGACACCTTCAAGAATCCGTCACGATCAACGTTTCTGATCAACAAGAAAATTTCTTGTTCAGCGCGGATAGTCCATTGATTTTTCAAGAATTGATCGTTAACCAATCCCATTTCAATGGTCACGTCTTCGCCTTGGTGAACGCTTCCATAGGAGAAGTCACCAATTGCCAAAGAGTTTGCGGTAACGCGTGAAGACTCAACAACCATTACGTTGTCAATCTTTGTTCCGTCAGCTGAGATGAAAGGAGGTAGCAAATAATGACCGTCAACAGCTTTTGAAAGTTTGTATTTCAAAATGTCGATAGGGTTCATCAATACGATATTTGGCATGTACTTGCTTTGCTTTCCAGTACCAGCAGCCCCACCATTCATGATGGCCACGCGCAAAGCAGAAACCAAATCATAAAGGTTTGAATCTACTACCGTTCCGAAACCAGGCAATGTAATGTCAAGAGCCTGAGCAGGTGCCACGGTCAACAATCCGTTAAGGTTAGGGCTTACGCCTGACCCGTCATAGATTTGACCGTCAACTACTAGCTCCAAGTTTTTGTTAAGCAAGTCGTTGATTTGCTGGGACACAAATCCAAGATGACGATACGCCTGTTTTGAAACAGGGATGGTGTCAGCTAGAACTTGGAAAGACTCGGTACGCTCAATCCATGTAATCGCAGATTCTGGTTTTGTACCGTTTTCAGCAACAGCAGCAGCGTTACGGGTGATAGCGTTTTGATCCATCCAACGCACAACTCCATTCGATTCAGCCATTTGAGCTGGTGAGTAGTTGTATTGAGTGAATAGAGAACGGATAACTGCTTTGCGGGTAGCAAGCTCGCCAATTCCTGGGATGCGGATTCCCATCGTATTGTTTGATACAGATGATCTTTGCACCAAAGTCTTGTTTATCTTCAAAGATGCCCGGCCTGAATTGTCACCAGATGCAAGAGCTTTGATAGCATCCGCATTCTTAGCAACGATTTCCTCAACGCTGGTTCCTTTGTCCGCGCCTCCGTTTGAGGTCAACTTGCCTAGCTCGATTCCCTGCTTTTCGATTGCGGTGGTAAGCTCTTGGATAGACTTTTCAGTCACGCCAAACTCACCCAACTTTGCCGCTAACTGATCAGCAGTGATGAAGCCTTTTACAGCCGCTTCAATAGCCGACTTAGTTGCATCGCCATTTTCTTTGGCCATGCCTTTAAGTAAGAGTTCTAATTCTTCTTTGTCCATTTTAAATGTGGTTTTTTGGTTGATAATACTTAATTAATTCCTTTGCTTTTAGAGTGCTTTTTGGCGGCTCTGTTTTTGGAGTGCCAACTGGCGGCTCCTCTTTTGTTTGCTCTATTGATAAAGTGGGCGTTGCCCAATTAGATCCTCTTTTAACAGCGCTTCCTTCGATGATCTTTGCCTCGGATACAGCCCAGAAGTAACCGGCTTCCAGCGCATCTTCTTTGTTTGCTATGTCATCAAAATACTTTTCCCAAATAGCGTACTCCTTTTCGTATCTGTCATCATTGACGGCTAAATCAATCTTCACGTATTGCATCCCTACCGAGTGATTATTAACCTTTCCGGTGCGATACTTTTCAAACATGAATTCATTTTCGTTTTTGTCAATCAACGAATCAAATACAAGAGCCTGAGTTTTTCCCTCAAAGTTTATCCCCATGTCATGCCAAGCGATCTGTTTAGTAAAGGCTTTAACATTGTCAGAGATTGTCCCCTTGAAGCTGAATTGATGTTCTTGAACCAGAGAAATACCTTTGTTTTCTTTCAGGGACTTATTCCAAAGTTGGTCTAAGTGAACATCACCGTGGGAGTCAAATAGCTTTGTCGTATTGATTATAGATCGAACTTTTATTTGAGTTGCCGTGTCTGGTATTTCTACTGATTGCATTCCGGCCTTTACAGTAAATTCAGATTTGTCTTTGTCGATTACCAATTCAACACAATGACTCACCCCGTCAGATTCCTTAGTGACGCTTTTCTTTTGTGCAATGAGCTTGCTTTTGTTGACTATCAGGTAGTCAATCAATTGGGACTTTTCTGGAAATTGTGGCAGTTCGAGTTTCATTTCTTTACTATTTGCTTTTCCTTTACGATCTTTTCCTTGATCGCTTTTATCTTTTGTATTTCTTCCAGCGTTGGCTTTTCCATTAGTATTCAACTAAAAAGTTTTGAGTGCCAGCACTTGCTTTTGCCCATAAGCTTTCGTTGCGGTTAACAGTGAGCGTTATTGTCTGGCTTGCTCCATAAGCAAAGGCATTAGTCAAGGCTGGAGCAGATCCTTTCTTTGATATTCCGAATTGGATAGTCCCTGCATTACCAGAAGCAGTCTTAATAATCAACTGGTAAGACCCAGAGCTATTTTGGACTAAAGGAAATTCAGTAGTTGTGGTATTGGCAAGAGCTGCCGTTTCCGCTTTTCTTATATCTGGCATGGCTATTTTGGTTTACGTCTGTTTCTTAGCATATCTGAAAAAGATAATCTATCCCTTTTTACAGGTTGTGGCACTGGCATAGATGTAGGTTCAGCGTCTCCTTTTTGTTCTTCAGCTACTTCCTCGGTTACCTTTTCAATTGTTTCGGTAAAGTCACTAGACTGAGTTGATAGCACTTGGTCGCTTTCTACTTCTGGCAATACTTCGCTACTTTCTTCAATAAAGCTAGGAACCTGGCTTACAGATTCGCTCTCAATGATTGGCGTTTCAATCTTTGGTTGTTTGTTTTTTCTGCTCATGGTGTTGTGAATTTGAATCCTAGTTTTTTTAATTCTTCCTGATACATTTTAACATCGATCGCCTGATCGGCTAAAGCCTTTGATAAAGCGTTTACCAAAGTTGTCATAGCCTCGCCCCTTGCTTTTAAGTCCTCCTGAAATATTGGTAAGTGTAGGTATTCAGCAACTATCGATGTCTTACTGTCTGGCATGAACTCACTCGATAGACCGCCTATCCACTCATTAGCCTCAGGCATTACGGTACGGATATAAAGCCCCTTTTCGGCTTGGTGTTGGTTTTCGTATGTCGATCCCATCTTGCGTACAAACAATTCAGCAGGAACCCCGAACGTGTCAAGGCATTTGTCAAAGCCCTGTTCTATTTCTTCGAATAGTCCGAGATTCTTTGGATTGTTAGTTCCGGCCTGCTCCCATCGAATAGGCAGATCGGTTATAATCGTTTGCTTTTGACCTCTTGCAGTCCCGTACTGGGAAAAGGTATCTTGAAGCCTTTTCTTTTCGGTTTCGTCAAGTGGCACCGCCCCAGATACTACGTCCTTTCCATCGTTCACCCATGCCCCGTTAGCGCCTCGAAACGCCAATATAATACCCCGGCTTTCGTATGCCTGCCTGATGTTATTGATCACAGGCTTTAAGGCGCAAAGTTTAGATTTACCTTTTAACAGGTTCTTGTCTGTCGCGTGCTTTATTTCTATCCTGTTATCATTGAAGTGAATGACTAGCGATGAGTCTATTTCTGTTTCTTTTTTATCGTCAATCTTGACTTTGTATATTACATTAGGGCGATCTGCATGTAGGAAGAAAGGCGTGCTGTTATCGTATTTAGGTTCTACAATGTTCCCGGGTAAGGTATATAAAGCCTTTACGCGCTCAATTTTAGGATCGAAACCGATAGGAGCTGTTTTGTAGATATACTCATTACCGAATACCTCCCTTAATACCTTAGTATTAATTAGAAATTCTTTGTATTGCTGAAACCAATTAGGGTTAGTCAGAAGCTTTATAAGCGCCTGTCCTTGCGGTGTAGGTGTTTCCGCCCCTTCTTTGTTTACCTCTTTGAGCCGCATGTTACTCCATGCCCGCGCTTTCATGTTAATGATAGCGTTTACCTCAGGCACTTCTTGGTAGGATTTCAGCTCGTCAATGTCACCAAAGGGGTCTTTATTAGAGCCAAATGCATAAAAATAGCCGGCACCATCCTTTCTGATGCGGAAAAGGTTATCGTAAATTACAGGCGGAAGCCAGTCCTTTAGTACCAATTTTGGAATGTTTCACCAAAAGTAATACTTATTTAAAGAACTTTACCAAATTGGGAGGATTATTTTTTTGGGACTATATTCTAAAGTCACCCACAGTAAGGTAACCTGATGCGCTCCAGAAGTCATCGTACTTGTCAATAGTCTCAGAAAGTTGAATGCCATCCACAACGCGGTAGCAAAAGTTTTCCTGTTCGCGCTTTACGTCAATGTCACGGATCAGGTGAATGTTGTACTTATGCAGCATGGCAATCCAGTAGAGGCGTGACCCCGGAAACTTCTTTGTGAGTAAGGCTTTGATTCCGGCTCTTCTCATATCACTTACCCATCCTATGCCAGTGTTTGTATTGTCCATGTTCGTATCGCACCAGATATGATGATTGATACCAAGCAATTTAACCGCGTCAATTACCTCGTTTGAGGTCTGGCATGGGTTGTAATAGAGTTTTTTTAGGAACAAATCAGGTTTGGGAGACTTAGCTCGAACGCCTCCTTTTACTATTACAGTTGGGTGAGCCGATCCAAAGTCTAGGCCATAGCCGAACTTCTCAATATCTGGCGGGAAGTCATCGACATAAGTAACCAAAGGAAAGACTAAGCCTTCCCGATTTGCCCGTACCCCTCGTCCGTACACATCCCAACGGTATCGATCTGCTGTCCCGTTGGCTACGTTTTCAGGATTGCCAGGGTCATAGCTTTCAATCTCTTTGATTACAGATTCCTGAAGGTGCCTGTTATTAGTGTATGTGGAATGGGTGAATACGGTATCGCTCCGCTTTTCAAACGCAAAGAACCAGTGATCCGTATATTTAGGGTTCCAGTCAGCAACTACGAGCTTTCTACACCGCATGATCCAATTCATTACCCGTTCCTTTTCGCACCCGGAAAGTACCTCGTTAAAAAATATTATGTCTGAGTCGGTGGCTTCCTTTATTTCGGTGGTGTTATCGTCTAAGCCTCGGAACTTGATCTCTTGCCCGAATAGAATGTAGATAGGCTTCCCAGCGTTATCCCGATAGTTGGCTTGGTTGTATATCCCGATAACTTGTAAGCAGTTTTTGAAGTCTTTGAATAGGTACTCTTTGCAGTTTACCAGCGTGTCCCTGAAAAGGAATATGTCGAGTTTCTTACCCCTGTTGTGGTCGCATATCCACACTAACAGGTGAATAAAGTCCCACGTTTTTGAAGACCTAGACCCGCCCTCGTTACCGATTATTAGCTTGGTGTTTGGCTGCCGGCCTGCAACCATTTGCGCCATCTTAAAGAACAGCCCGTTAGGCTTCCAGATCATTGTATTTCCTTAACGCCAAAAACGCCTTGAATATTACAGATTATGTAATCCCAATAATCCACATCGGCCATTAATCGCCATAGCGGTTTATCAAATTTTAAATCGTAAAGTTTTCTTATCCTAAATTTTGGCTTCATTTCAATAATATGAAATCCATAAACGCAAAGAAAGCATCCAAAACGCCAACCTTTTGCATTACCCAAATAAGCACCTTCGCAATATAATACCCAAGATTACATGCCGCAATGAATATCAGCGGGTAAAATAGTATAAACAAAATTTTATTTCGTTTCAAAAGTGTTTTGTCGGTAATCATAAAAATATTATTTGGCTATTTCATTTCCCCGTCTATAATCTGACCGTCTACCATTGCCGTAATGACGGGGCTCAAATCAACACTAGTTATATTCATCTCCTGCTTTGCCTTTCCCTCCACGCGGTCAAATATCTCAATAATTGCGCGAAGGTCGCCATCGTTGGCCTTCTTCAAAAGTTTACGGATGATGACCTCCTGAAACTGCCTGCGCTCCTTCTTGTTGTCAATAACCACTTCAACGTCCTCTTCCAGCATGGCCTTCAAGATCGTGGATAGGTTCTTTGCACCTTTCGGCCTTCCCTCCTTATTAATCCTGTTCGGGTCAGTGTGGAAGCCCTGCCCTTCTAAATTCTCTGGATTAGGCATTTATCGTAGTTTCTACGTTGTTTCTGACGTATTCCTTCCCGTTTAGCTTTATAGTGAGCGTGGGGTCAAGTTTAATCATCCGGTCAACTATTACTTGGCAATACTTCGGGTCAAGTTCCATGCCGTAGCATTTTCGTTTTAATTGGTGTGCTGCTACCATTGTTGAGCCTGAGCCGAGAAATAAATCTAAAATATTTTTACCAGCTTGAAATTCATTAAACGCCCATTCAGCCAAAGCAACTGGTTTTTGGGTTGGATGTACTCTTTTTTCTTTATTTTTCATATCCTCTTGTAGCATTCCCATCCATTTCCATTTGAATTTTTTTACTGACTTTTTATAACTTGTCCAAGCTAATTCGCAATCTGCAAAATCAGTATCTCCATTATCTTTATCCCAAACTATCCAACAAGAAGATGGTGGTAATTTATCAGCATAATAATTAGCACCCCATAAAACTACATTATCACAAATTGATAAACTTAAATTAATTGCATCATAAGGTATTTGTTTATCCCATTCATTAATACCATAATCTATTTTCTTTGCAACTCCGCCTCCTTTACCTTGACTTTGATTTCCAATGTTAATTCCATAAGGAGGGTCAGTAAATACCATATCAGCCTTTTGTCCGTTCATTAGCTTTGCCACTTGGTCGCTATCTGTACTATCACCACAAAGTAATCTGTGTTCCCCTATCTCAAATAAATCCCCAAGTACAATATCCGTTTCAATACCGCCTTCGGGTACCTCAAAGTCATCCTCCTCCGCATCAAGCTGTTGAATATCCGGCACATCTAAACCCCACTCGGTTAGCTGCTCGGCATCCCATTCATTCGCCAAAATATCCCAATCCCACTCACCGCCTGATACGTTGTCTTTGATTATAAACTCGCGCTGCTGTTCTTCGCTCCAATCTGCCACGATAACCGGAACGTCCTTCATTCCAGCTTCAATACAGGCTTTGAGGCGCATATTGCCACCCAAAACTATCATATCCTTGTTTACCACGATAGGCCGCTTGTTGAGCATATCGGGAAAGTCTTTGATTGACTGGACTAGCTTTTTAAACTTCTCGTCTTTGATTAACCTCGGATTGTTCGGGTTAGGTTTTATCTGTGAAACCAGCATCACCATTTCCCCACCGGGCAGTTTAAATTTGGGTTCCTTAGTCTCATTTGAAGATTACATCCACATTTGCCACACACGCCCCAAAGGCTATACATTGGGCATTCAAAACACACAGCAACCCTTTTTTGATATAGTTCTTCATTATTTCCTAGCAAGTAATCCTTAACGCCAATAACAATATCTAACGGACTGTCCACTCAATTCTGCTCTTTTAGCTTTGCCTTTATCCCGTCCATCGTTACCCCTGTCCTTTGAATCTTCCTGAATGAAAACAGGCTTTCCAATTCAAAACAACCGTATATCACCGCTAAAACGTTTAAAGTGCCTTTCATGTTTAAATCAAAGAGGCCGACCAAGCGCTAGAGTCAGCCTCTTTCTAAGTGATAGATTCATTACCTTAGATCACGTTTATTGCCGTGTGCGATACAAAATACTGTAAAAATTGGGACTTTTGCAATGATTTTTACCAAATTAGCCAAATCCCCGCACACATCAAAGTTGCTTGATCGCTTTTAAGGCTTTCCTTGTTGCCTTGGTTAGCCTGACAATCTCTTGAGCGTTGGCCTGAATACTGGCTTGCAGCTCATCGCGTTTCTTTTGTAAGTCCATTGTTGGTTAGTTTTTGGTTATGAATGTTTTGTAAAAATACTTTAAACTGTTTGCGGTCGCCATATTTTTCGTGGCAAGTCCTACAAAGTAACATCAAGTTTTCGATCACGTCCTTTCCCTTAGTGCCTCCCATCTTTCGGCTGTCAATGTGATGGATGTCGATACCTGGCGCCCAGCATACCTCGCAGGGCAGGAACTCCGTGCCATCATATCCGAACGCTTTAAGGTATATAGCAGTGTGCTTTTTCATTTCGTGAGTTGCGTTGTTTCGGTTATCTTCTCAATCTTCGCCCAATAGTCCCTTGCCTTTATGTCCCCGTGACCGTTCACATGGATGCCGCGTTCCGCATACCACTTTTGGAGCTGTAGGTAATAACAGGCTTTCTGAATCTCTTCTTCCGTTAGTACGATAGATCGAATCTCGGCCTCTTGGCGTTGCCTTACTTGGTCGTAGTCGTTAGACGCTGCGGTGTTAAAGTCTCCTTCGTTATTTGATAGCGCCATAATTCTATTTTAATTTATTTATAAATCCAGCCCGAGCAAGCAAATAAGCAACCGTAAAACCTAAACCAAAGCCGATAATTATTTGAGTCATTCTATTTCGTCATAGGCCGTCCCGTTCAGATTTATATCTTTCAACGGTATAGGCATGAGATTCTAGTATCTCTTTTAATCTGGTTTCTAATCCTGTTTTTTCCATTTTATCCAATGTGTATGCAAACGTGCCACCAAATTAACATAAATCTGATGCCCCAGTTATGAATCTGTATTCCGAAATTCCACCATCTATGCCCTATCATTAACAAAAACCTTTCGCTATTGTGGCAGATAATTTGTGACTTAAGTACGTGTATTTCCATATCGTTAAAGTCTACTCAACTTCCATTTCTTCCCATTCATATCCCCTGTCTTTATGGTCATCACAAAATTTAATTGCTATTTCTTTAGTATAGAAAATTCTAATCGTTACTGGCTCTTGATAATAATTGCTTTTATCAATTACACAATAAACTACTTTTAAATCGTTTTCTTTTTCCATATCGTTAAAGTCTAATCCACTCGTCAAAGCTAATAAATCCGTCTAACTCTTTGCCCGTTATTGGGTCAAAGTTTGCAAGCATCCAACGCCTTCTTAATTCTAACATAACAACATCTTCCTGACTTGGTTGAACCCATCCGCTGGAATAACTTACCTTTTTAGGCTTCCTTTGGCCGTTTTCTTTGATGTAATTCTCTGACAAAGCAGGAACCTTTTTGAAGTCCGAAAGCGAGTTCATAAAGTCCTGTATCATTTTTTCGGTTTCGGGTGTCGTGTCGGCTGGCACCTCAAACTCTACTTTCTTCATCTTCACGTTTTGATGCTCGCGCTCGATGCGGTCGGCTTCTCTTTCCAAAGTTATTCTCATCCACTCGCTAATCGTGTCCGGTGTTAGCCGCCAATTCTTTTCGCCCGTACTTGGGGGGCGTTCTAAGCACTTAACTAATACCTCCACAGGTTCGTACTTGTATCGCTCTATCGTGTCCTCGGCTAGAAGGATACAGGCTTCTTCGTCAAAATTAGGTATCTGGTACATTCTGGCTATTTTTAAAATCAATAGCGCAATATGCCCTTCTAACTTTTCCCTATTGGTTTGTTCCTTCATGATAGTGCCTGGCTTTAAGGAGGCTGGCAAATTTGTCTTTGTCGAATTTAACCCCGTTTGATTTTCCATTGTTTTGTTGTTTTAGTTCAAATAATCCTTGCCATGAATTGGATATACTTTCCTCGATCATTTTGATTGCTGTTGCCTCTGGATGTTCGGATAGCTTTTTGAGTGCAGCTTGTTCGCTCATCACCGACCTGTAAGGTTTGCCAATCTGCTTTCGGTATGTAATCCAATTTGACCAAGCTCTTTCAAAATTTTCGCTTTCAAAAGGTTTAATTACAATTGTATTTATATTTTCAATTTCATTTCCATTTCCATCTTCCAAGTGTTGAACACTTGTTTTTGACTTCTTTTTGATATGTTTTTTACTTGTTTCTACTTTACCCAAACGATTCTTTGATCTGGAGTCAGAAAAGGCCTTTCTCTTGTTTATCTCTAATTCTAGGCGCGCATTAAAATATTTTCCGTTTTCATCTCGCACGAATTTGTCAAAGATTTGTTCATCTTTTGTTTTACATATGATTAACATATCTTTTTCATGTAAATGACCTGTCAAATGCTGGGCGCAAAGTAATCTGATATACTTTCCTACCTGTTCATTATCCATGAACATAGTGCCAGACATGAAGTTATCAGAATAAAAAAGGAAAGCCGGGTCTTTTGCCATAAAATAAATAACCCTTGTCGGGTTTGAGATTGCGGCTCGCCCCCTACAAGGGTTTTCATTAATGCTTTTACGCCTCCGCAATAGGCTACCGATCATTTCGGTACACAAATATAAAAATAAAAACGGGATTCGCTACGTCCCAGAGCTAACTTTTGATCGCGTCCCTTCGCCTTTATAAACATTACGTTTCCCGAGATCACGTCTACTCGTTATCGTCCTATGCTCTAGTGGAGTAAACGGGGAATCGAACCCCGCAATACAGCCCGGCAGGTTAGTCCCTGCTGCTTAGGCTATCGGGAAAACACTCCGATGCCGCTACCCCGTATAATTTACAGTTCAAAAAATCCTTTCAACTCTGGATTATTCTCTACAAATCCGTGGAGCATACCGCCAATGTCATCGCGTCTCCCACGAATGTATCGGCTGCAAAGTTCGTCCTTGCCAGCGACAAAGAGGTAGTTGTATTCGTGTTTGTCCATGAACTCGACTAGAGGCTTTAACAGGCTCAATAGCTCATGGTGGTTACTTTCTTTTACTGGTGTGAATATTTCTGTTTGCATAATTTACAGTTCGTTTGTTGCTTTTTCAACACTTGAAACCATATCCTCAAACTCTGATCCTTTTTGATAGTCAGGGTGTACCCTGACGGATAGACAAAGTCTTTCTACCGACTTAATCAGTTGTTGATATTTGTCTTGAGGACAGATTGCAAAATTGCCCGCTGATACCTTGTAATCACTTGGCATCTTGAATGACCAAATACACTTTTTAAAATTGGCATCATCTGCCGTTCCGAATTGCGCTTTTAGTTTTGACATAGTTTTATTTTTTACAGTTCAATTATCGTCCTACGTTCGGCCTTGTTGCCTTTCATAAAAGCTGCAAAGCGGTTCATTTCCTTTACGTCACGCGCTGCATATTTGCGCCCGTTCCATGTTACAAAATACTTTCTTTTTGTGTGACCTTTGTAGGCTACCTGAATAACGGGCAAATCTGATCGGCTCATTAGTATTCAATGTTTTCGTTCCAGCAAATTATCTGTCCAAAAAAAACGTCTTTAAAGCCTTTTTGAGTTGGATTTCCAAACCAGTCTAAAAAATCTTTAGTACTTAATCCGTCATTTTTAGCCAACTCTTTATAATCAATTGGAAACATCATTCCGCTATAATTTATCCAATGAGCAATAGTATGAATGCGAATATCCCAAACCTTCTTTATCTCAATGTCTGGCGCAATAATAATCTGCTTTGATTGGTAAGGCTTTCCAGACCATACACGGGGCGAAAATTTATCGCCTACTTTCCATCGGTGACCAGCGCGGATAGTGTGGTGTTTAGCCTCGCAGATGTAATACATTTCATTTGAAAATATTTTATTTAGTATGTCCCAAGGCTTTAATCCTTGCTCGTGTAGTGATCTTGTTATCTTTTCCACAAAATAAGTTGGCTCACCTTTACGCGGATGGTAGCTAGGGAATACCCGGCTGAATGTTAATACTTTGCTCATTGCTTCAATCCTTTATAGTAAGTTTCAATTAGTTCCTCATCGCTGTAAACCTCCGCGCTAATGTCAACAATAAACTTGCCTGAAGTAGACCTGAATATGTAGTGGAAGAAGTCGCTAAAGTCTACCTTCGTGGAGTTATCCCATGCAAACCTGACAGCCTTGTCGATGGTGTCGAATTTCTGTGGGTATTCGGTTAAGATGGTTCCCATTATTGTTTTAGCTTTACAACTAGGTCACCGCCAAAAACATCTAGCACGTACTTTTTTCTGCACTTTCCGCATGACGCAATATTTCCTTGCATTTCTTCAATTACATCGTCATCGTTACCTATTTCTCTATCATGGAAATAAACCCCACCACCACAAACGCATTCGATTGAAACAGATACTTTTACTACCTCTTCAATATCTGGATAAACTACCATTCCGTCACCAGTAAGCTCATCCATAGTTCTTTTCGCCTCGTTAATCAATTTAATTTGTTCTTTGTTTCCAAACTCAATAGGGATAACCCGGTCACCCTCATAAAACTTTCCTTCAATTAGTCTCATTTTACTTTGGGTTTAGTGTAAACATACTTCGCAAATTTAACAGGATGTAGGTACTGCATCTGAGTGTCAATGTTGTGACCGTCTGCGCGGAGGTCGTTGATCCTAGAGGCTAGGCGGTAGACCCCGTAAAGGTTTAGGGCTTCCATTGGCATGATACACTTGTGTTTCTTCAAGTGATCGAGAATCATTTTGTTTTGGCTTTCTGTTTTCATTTGTTCAGGATTAATTTTTTAACAACTCTTACAATTAACATCGACATAGGAATACCCAACCCGATCAACGTCCAACCAAGCTGCCACATGGGGCTAATCGAGTCTATACGCTTTGCGTACATCACAACCAAGCCTATCAAAATGGAAACAAAGAATGGCAAGAAAAAAAAGAACACAACGCACATTATCCACGGGTCAAATTGGTCGCGGTCTGGCTCGTATGGCAGGCACTTGTATTTTACGTTTCTCATATCAACTGATTTTGCGTTTAGCTTCCCAATGTTGCATAAATGTTTTCTTTATCAATTCAGCGTATTCTTCAGCTTCCTGTTTAGTGAAATGACTAATAGGGAAGCCGTCATTTACTTTAAATCCATCTTGCTTTAACCCTGCCTCTTGTTTAAATCTTACAAAGTTTGGCATCATCGGAGGTAGTACTTCAAATTTCTTTTCCATATCAAAATTTAATTAGTGGCTTAACTGGAGTAGTAGGGGAGGCAAAGAAAGAACCGCTATCAGTTGTAACTATGTAGTTGTTTTCTCCTTTCTGGTAGAAAGTGTAAACAGTCCCTCCCGTGTGTCTCAATCTAAAAGTTGCCCCTTCAGTCAGGTCTTTGAGAAAGCATTCGCGGCCTTCCATTACTTGTTTAGTTTTTTTTTCATTGCTTTTGTTTTTCATTTAGATTTCTTGGCTTCATTAGTTAAAAATTGAATCTGTGAAATTCTAATCGGGTAAACAGACTCTCCCATAATGTTAGTCTCGATTTTACCTTTGTCTATTTCTTCACAAGTAAAAACGTTTTCTGATTTGCTTTTGATCCTTAACCGTTCACCGTCTAAAAGATGATAAACGAAATCGCCTATACTTAATGTCATGGTTTTGAATTTAAATCCTTCACTTCTTCAACTTTTGAAAGTCTGATTCGCATTAACTTAGTCGGCTCTTTTCGCTTGCGACCAGCTCCATTACGCTTGCCTCCGTGTGATTTTTTTTTCATTTGGTTTGTTGTTTTAGTCATTATGCAATTCTGCGTATTTATTTGTTAAAGTAACAAATCTGTCCATTGTAATTCCAAACCAAACTTCATAACCATCAGAAGTATAAGATCCACCAAACTCAAAAAACTTTGGTGATTTTCCGCTTCCACCTAATCGAGCATTGCATCCTAAATTTTCTGCTTTGTCGTTAAACTCGTTTCTGATTTTCATTTTTGTTGTCATTGCTTTAGCGTTTAATTATGATGTAAATATACAGCGACAACTTGAATATTGCAACAAATTTCAAGATTATTTTATAATTATTTTTTTTATTCTCAAAAAACCCTGTTTTTAGGCTAATTTCGCGCTTTTTAGATTACAATTAAATAGCCGAAAAATGGAAGTTTCCAGTCAAAAATTGCTTTCCAGTTGAAAACATACTCAACTGACTTAACGTCTCGCTTCATTATATCGCGCCTGACGGCTTCGATGTCGGTGGTGAATAGGGTCATATCTTAGAGTTATTACGTTCACTTGATACCATGCTCTGCCAGATCGTTTGCATCCGATCACGTACACTTGTAGGGTAAATAGCCCGCTCCCACCAATGATTTGCTTTGTCATTAAAAAAACTTACTTTAAGATACGGCTGCATCATTCCTGTCTTTGAGGTTCGGTTGGCTTTCATATCAAAAAGGTAAATCGTCTTGAACTGAATCTTGCTTGTGTGGAACGTATGCCCCCGGATCGGCTCTCTTTTCGGATGCTGACAAAGAAAAGAATTTACCTTTTTTGCCATCCTTTACCCATGCTGCAAACTGCCATTCTTTGCCGTTTGCATCTTTCCAAGTCCCCTGATAATCTGGATGATTTGTCGCTGTCTTGCGGTCGTTCTTAAAAAGTACACCGCTGTTTGGTTTCTGTTCGAATGCCATGATTATAATTGGTTTAAAAAGTTTCTGCAAAATATTACTCTTTCGTGTGCTTTGTCAATCGCTGCCTGATCTCGTGGTATTTGAAATTCAATGTACTTCTTTTCGTTTGGAATGTCATCGTAGTTTGAATTCTTGTCCACTTGTTCACAGGCTTTCAAATACGCCTCGTCTGCCTCTGGGTCGATCACACCCATTGTCCACATTAGTTTTTTCTTTTGATCCTCTACTAACTTAAAAGGAGTGTTAACCAAACAGTAAACAAGTTTAGCCGTTTGAGCTCCAGTTAAATCCATGTAAGCCTGAAGCTGCCAGTAATACATTTTATTGATTGGCTTACCCATTACCGAAAAAAAAGTAAATATATCCCAACTTGTTTTAATGTCAACGATCAAATCACCGTCAACAATGTCAGGCGTACCGATAAAGAAATCATTTTGAAAAGTAATCTCATTCTTAATAAATAGCTTATCTTTTACCAATGTGTAAAGATCAAACGAGTCCTCTTCAGCTAGTAACCCCTTTTCAATGTACTTGTTTGTTACGTCTTTATTGCGTCCGTAAACTTTTGAAACGTAGCACTCGATTAAGTGAGATTTAGCCGTTTCGCCTAACTCTTCTTTGGTCCGGCTCTCGGTCATAATCAAACCTAGTGAGGATGGATGGAATTTATAATCGTCAAACATTTTTTTTATCATTTAAAAGTTGTTTTCTTTTTTCTACTCGGTCAATTATTGCGGTATCTGGTTGGAATGGAATGGTATCTTTCCGATTCAAGTTAGCACCAAAGATGTTACCAAAGTGGTCACAAGCGTCTTTTATTGCCACCGTCTTAGCGATTGGAAAGGCCATTGAGATAGCCCCGTTATTAATGTTTATCAAATCACTAGGTGACGTTCCTTTCTTTGTCTGTAATTGCGCGGCACCTATTCCATCGTGCCAGTCCATTTGATTAGTAGCTGGATTGAAGTAGTGAACTCGGACGACTACAAAAACACCATTAAAAGCAGTTCCCTCCCTTAGGACCTCAACCCTGTACGATTTGAATATCTTTCTTAGCAGATATTCGACCTTATCAATCGGTAGGTACTTGTAGTCTGCAATAAACGGATGAGTCTTAACCCATGCAGCCGGGGGGTTAGCGTTTAAAATAGCGTTTAAGCCCTCAGACTTTGCTGCTACCTCTATACTGCCTTCAAATAATTCTTGCAATGTAGGCAGGTTGCTTTCAATTTTAGCTGGTATTTTAGGCGTTTCCATAGTTTAAAATTGTGGTGTTTCGATTTCCATTTTGTAGCCCCAGAAAGGTAGGCTCCAGTTAAAAAGAGCTTTCCAGTTGAACACGAAGTCAAGCGATTTAACGCCTCCCATTTTAACGTTGCGGGTAACTGTTTCAAAGTTGTCTGTGAAGATTGTCATAGGTTTATTTGGTTATTGATTTAAGATACTTTCTTAATGCCCGTACCGCTTGTGCCTCCGTCCAGAAGTGGTAAGTATTTTTCGCAAAGTCTACCGCATAGTAGTCTAATGTTTTTATGTGTCGGATCATCTTTTTATTATTATTATGAAGTCCAATAACAAAGCCATCCATCCAAATCATAAATTAATAGTTTTTGCGTCTGTAAAATACTCTTCCAAAGCCTCAAGCAAATCCGCCTCGTCTCCTTTGTATTGATGCTCTTTAATGTTGATCTCTTCGCCATCCCATAGGCTATAATAGACTACCATTACTCTTACACCGTTTACTTTAACGTGTATTTTTTCGGGTTTTGCTAGTGTCTCTTCCATGTTGTTTGCCTTAATGACATTACAACGTTCGGAAAAATAAATTGATAATCCTATTTTTTTTATTAATATTTTTATTGTACGTTTGTAGGGTAAATTAAAAACAAATGAAAAAACCACAGTTTAAAGAGACTAGAGGTAGGCCGCGATCATACGCACCTCCAGTAAAAAAAGGTGACGTAATTGTCACTAAACGAACTCAAGCGGCTGTTTATGCTCATGCTAGGAAATTTGGGTACAAAGTTCGCACATGGAAAGATAATGGGTGTGTTAACGTTGAGAGGCTTAGTTAATTATAACAATTAAACAAAAATAAGATGAAAAATATACCAAGAAGTATTCAACTTGACAAGATGACTCCAGCGGAAAAGGCTATCAGAGAAGCAATGCTTATTGTCGAAGAAATGGGGGCGGATATAAAATTAACGCGAGCAATAATTCATTTGCAGGATGCTAAAAAATGTGTCGCTGATTTTGTTGATGGTATAAAATAGTAATGAGTTATGAAACACAACAATAAACATCTGTTATAGTCTGGTGCGGCAATTAAAAAGAAAATGTATAACAAAGAACACATTCAATTTGTAGGCAAACACGACTACGACAAAGAATCTGCAATAACTGAAAGTGGATGGAATAAAAATTTTTCAGTTGGAATTTTTAAATGGGAACTAAAAAACAATGGTAAATCAATGAAAAAGGGGAAGGCTATTGTTAGAGTTTCGGGATTAGTCGAGAATAAGGAAAAAGTTTTTGAGTTTGCTGAAAATGTGGTAAAAGATTTAGATGCTAATTTATGGGATGGTCGTAAATCAATAGTCATAAAGTAGCGCTTGCATATAATGAACAAGAGTTTATTCAGTTGCGATTGTTATCACTAAACTAAATTATATGGTACAAACTGTAGAACAGACACACGATGAGAAAGTTGAGATGTATAAGAAATGCACAAAAATGGAATTAATAGGGATGCTTATTAGTTCCAATCTTCATATCGAATCCGTCACTAAGCAATTGAACAAACCTGTTGTTATGCAAGTGCCGCAATTCGAGGAACTTCTTCAAGTGCGGTTGGATGAACTTCCATATACAAAACACCTTGATGACGGTCAATACAATGATGGAAAGGCATACGGTTTTGAATGTGGTGCGCGGTGGGCATACGAAACACTGTGTGAGCGGTTAAAACTAACCTGTCAATGCGAAGTGCCAACTGGTCGAACAGTAACAGCCGACTTTGAAAATGAAATATGTGAAAGTTGCGGAAGGTTAGTTACTTGTGCTACCGCGAAGGATGGGCTTGCCACACTTCGTAAGCAAATGCCAACTGCTGCCAATGTACCTAGTGTATGCGTTAGTAAAAGCGGCTAACGAGATGAACTAAGATTGAAATGCTAAGAAACCTTTAAATTTTAAATACCCCAGCGCGGGGGAAAATTATGGATAAAACTAAAATCAAACACACAACCATCAGAAATCAAAAGTTATTATGTACCCATTGCGGTGGTGAATACGCATTGCAGTTCCCGCTACCAATTGAAGGAGTAGGAAGTATGACTGATAAAATTGACGCTTTCAATTCACTACATGCCGATTGCAAACCAACATGGAAAGAACCAGAAGCAGACCAAAATAAAAACGTTATGGAAAAAGCCTTATGGTGGATTTCAAACGGGCATGTAGGCATGAGTTCTAAAACTATGTGGAATTGCTTAATGAATAGCACAAAGCCATATCCTATAAATCACCCATACGACCCTGACGATTTTAGTAGGTGTTATAAACTTCTACAAGCTGTTCCTGAGTGGAAAACAGAGATCCATAAACTTAAACCGCTTTCAAAAGCATGGTCAAACCTTGTTGACAACTGGGATAAATTGACCGAAATGTATGAACAGAACGAAAGGGAGAAATGGAAAAACTATAAGAAAATAGGTATGTATGAATTTATGAACACACTTATTTGTTAGTCGCGCGGTGGCGGCATTGCCACCAATGATTCTGGTGTATGACCAGTGGCGGCCTTATACTAAACTACATGAGCCACACGGCCTTGCGCAGTTTGGCGGTGTGAGCGGTGAAACACTAAACTTAATAACTATGGGAAATATATCTGCTATTCAATGGACTAACTCAACTTGGAATGTCGCTCGTGGCTGTACCAAAGTTGACGAAGATTGTAAGTATTGCTACATGTACCGCGATTCATTCGATGGTAGCCGTTACAATCCGCTTGAGATTGTAAGAACAAAAACTGTTTTCAATTTGCCGTTAAAGTTGAAAGAACCATCATTGATATTCACTTCATCATTGACTGACTTCTTTCATCCGGCAATTGATAGCTACAGAAATGAGGCTTGGGACATTATCCGAAAATGCCCACAACACACATTTCAGATTTTAACGAAGCGACCTGAGCGGATTAATGACCACTTACCGAGCGATTGGGGGCAAGGATGGGATAACGTTTGGTTAGGCACAAGCGTAGGCAGCCCAAAAGGTATGCACCGGATTTACGATTTATTGACGGTGCCAACTAAAGTAAGATTCCTTTCAATGGAGCCATTGCATGAGCGTGTAGATATGAATATTGATATTATTGACTTAATAAATATTCACTGGGTAATAATTGGTGGCGAAAGCGGAAATAAAAACGGCAAGTACAAATACCGCCAATGCAGAATAGAGTGGATTGAAGAACTGATAAAAGACTTCACGCCAACTACTGCGATTTTTGTCAAGCAACTCGGCACATATCTGGCAAAAGAAATGAAGTTATCAGACCGTCATGGAGGCAAGATGTCCGAATGGCCTGACCACTTACAAATTAGACAGATGCCACAAATAATCGGCACGGATGCAAGGGCTTTGGCTGATCGTGAGAAGCAAACTGACCGATAACGTGTTTTCGCTTGCCGTCATGTGGGGCAATCGAAGCACTAATTTTCAAACCACCTACAAAATTCAATAGTAGCAAAAATGAACAATAAACCACTAAAGCCTTACTTGCGGCAAACGAATGTTGGCAGCTGGGCTTCCTCTGAACTGAAAGACAAAGTAAAATATCACTTAGAAATGTCAGTCAAAGCGTGGCACGATTGGGAGATAGATTTACCATTACAAGTTGAAGTGATTTGTAATGAGGTCAAAAGGAATAGAGGGCAATTCCTTAACGTAAAACGTTGGTTGATTATTCCGCCACAATCAGGATTAAAAGAATGTTTGGTAGCCGAAATTGATAATGATGTTCATATTCATATTAATCACTTGGTTCCATCCGCCCTGTTTTATTGCGGAGGCCAGTTGTTGATAACGGACGCTGGTTTATGCTGAACAAAGGCACACAGATAAAATGAATATGAAGTACAAAATAAATTTTAAAATTTTTAACACCCTGCGGGGGAATCCAATGAAAGAATTTATTGTTTATCAAATGCAAATTGATTCGGAAGAAATAAATGGAGTCAACCGAACCACAAAAATGTCAACTCTTGTAAGACGTGTAAAAGCTAAAACACAAGAAGAAGCAATAGGAAAATTTGTTCTCGAATCAAATACAATTCCAGCTATCAAAAAACTAAATGTCGAGTGCATTCCTCTTGATTTATTGAAAACTATTTGAGCTCGGGAGGGTGTTAAAAATTTTAAAATTCTGTCCCACGATATGACTATGGAATGCGCACTTGGAGCCTTTGTTTTGCATAAACCTGTTGTTGGCAGAACGAAGCGTCAGCACGTGGGTAGGGTGGCAGTTGGCAAAGCGGGGAGGCACGGCCAAAAGTATTAGCCCTCCGTGGCTTTGGCTGTGGTCGTTGGGATTGCCAATTGCTGCCAATGTATCAAGTATATGAGTAGTAAAATTTGCGTATCCGAACTATCTATGAAATACACACTAAAAATATTTTTAAATGCGAAGCGGGGGAATTGAATTACTGAATTGTGATTGTATGGACTATATGTCCGGTATTGATGATAAGTTCTTTGACTTGGCAATAGTGGACCCTCCATACGGAAATAATTTGTCCGGTGGGCGGTCCTCTAAAAATGGATGGAACCAAAGTATTGATTGGGATAAGTGTAACAAAGGTTGGAATTTAGAAATACCAAAACCTGAATACTTTGCAGAACTTCAACGAGTTTCAAAAAATCAAATAATTTGGGGCGGTAACTATTTTGCAAATCTATTACCACCTTCTGAGTGTTGGTTAATTTGGGATAAAGGACAAAGGGATTTTAGTTTAGCAGATGGTGAAATGGCTTGGACTTCTTTTGATAAAGCCATGAGGATAAAAACCATACACAGGGCGGTTGCAAATCAAGAAACTAAAATACACCCAACTCAAAAGCCCGTGAAATTATACCAATGGATTTTAAATCAATTTGCAAAAGAAGGGGATTTGATTTTGGATACTCATTTAGGAAGTGGCTCAATTGCAATTGCTTGTAGCGAGTATAAAGTAAATCTTACCGCCACTGAAATTGATAAAGATATATATGACGCGGCCTGTATTCGAGTATCTCAATCACTTGCACAAATCTCAATGTTTTAACCTTGTGCGGTGGGGCATTTAAAAATATTTTTCTTTCACTGAACTATCTATGAAATACCAAACTCTCCCGCAAATTTTATTACTCATATACGGTGTTATGTGCAGTATTGCGGGAGCGGTGGGGAAAAGCCGTGCGGGCGGGCTTGTGCGTGCCTCCGTGCGGAAGGCTTTTATTGAGGAGCAATATTGCACATAACGTTTTGGGGCTTTGTGTCTGTTTGCCCCTTGCACAAAGTTTCAAGTTACCACAAATGTTGACGGGGCAAATAGCACAAAACCGCTGTTATGCGTAGTGGCGGTTAATTAACGATAAACTCAATTAGAATGAAGAAATATAAAATAATTTATGCAGACCCTGCTTGGAAATACAACGACAAGCAAAATACACCTAAACTTGGAGGTGCTGTAAAACACTATCAAACAATGACAATAAAAGAACTTTGCAACTTACCTGTGAAGTGCCTTACAGAAGATAACGCTGTTTTATTTATATGGACTACAAGCCCACTACTTGAAGAAACATTTGCTGTAATAAAAGCGTGGGGCTTCAAATATAAAAGTAGTTTTGTATGGGATAAAATAAAACACAATATGGGGCATTATAACTCTGTAAGACACGAACTTTTATTGATATGCACCAAAGGAAGTTGCACACCTGAAATAAAGAAATTGTTTGATAGTGTTGTTTCAATAGAACGCACCGAACATTCAAAAAAACCAAAGTATTTTGCAGACCTAATTGATACGATATATCCGTCTGGAAACCGAATAGAATTATTTGCAAGGGACGTAAAGCAGGGTTGGGACGTTTTTGGTAACGAGGCAGAAGGGTCTGTCGATTTGGAAACGTATCGTAGCCATTACGCATAACAAGTTTATATCGGAGACTCCTTTTTAACAGCCGTTTAAAAACGGCTATTTGGACTGTTTTTTAAATTTAAGGTAAAGAAAGAATAGTAAAAATCCACCAATAACCGCGCTAATAATAGACGACATTACAACACTGCCAACTGTTATTCCTGATGAAATATTGCGAATGATTTGAACTGGAACGTTAACTTTAACCGTGTCCCTTTTAATAGTTCCATCCACGTAAACTGTTTTTTCAACCTCGTTTACTTTGACTTTCCATTTTACCTTTTCAGTTTCAATCCTGATCGTATCCTTCAATGTGTTATATCTGACAATAGTATCATGTTTTGTTTCTGGTAGAAATAGCTGAACGTCTTTGTAAACGGTGTCAACTTTTACTTGCGCGCCTAGCTCTATGGCTTTTCTTGTAGCCCGTTCGGCTCGCTTTAAATAGTAATTAGGGCTACATCCAAATAGAATGAAAGCCAAAATAAAGTAACGCCAGATTAATGCTATCATATTATTTTTTTTATTACTTTTGTCCTGTCGAAGTTAATTTGAAGAGCCGCAGAAGTCAAGTCCCTGTGGTTTTACAAACACGAGAAAGCCAGTTAACGCTGGCTTTTTTTATGTGTCATGAAAAATAAAGCTTAACTTCCATTTGCCGTCTGCCTATTATTTCCGGTGGCTTGTTGAACCTCAAGAAAGCCTCTTTAATTGTCGGATCGTTTGGGTTAGCGTTGATCCTTTTTAATACCGTTGATCGTTGAAGGTTACCAACCCCTACGTTATAAGTGAACGAAACCAAAGCATTGAATTGGTTTTGGGTTAGTTTCGTTTTAACCAAATCATTTACCTGATCTTCAAAGTATTTCAAAGTGATCTGAAACAACTCGTTAGCTGTTTCTTTGTTAAGCGGTTTATCTTGCATGGTTACCTTTTTACCGTTCGGATAATAAGTATTTCCATATCCGATAGTTGGTATTCCTACCGTGTCCAAGTATGGTTTTGATCGGTAGCCTTCTCGCTCGTGTAGAAAATCAATACCTGCCTGATCTACTTTCATTCTTTAAAAAATTGATTGTAAAACCATTTTAAACCCAAAACCACCGCAAGCACCCAGAAGGTAATTAGCCATATCATTTCTTGAAAATCTTTATCAGCAAGTCGACCAAAGAATTAAAGCTAATTTTGTAAAGAACATACTCCCCAATTTTTTCGCCTGATATTGCTATCACTCCGATAATCAAAGGTTGCATTTCGTGACTAAAAGCCCCGGAAACATAGTCGCTAAAAAGGTAAGCTGATCCTATGCCGGTTATAAAGCTTGAAATAGCTACACCAAAAGTAATTTTGTTCTTTCTTGACTGGACTGCCAGCTTTATGGAGATTGCAACCATCGCCCAAATCAACGGCTTTAAAACCCATGTTTTAACCTCTTGGCTTAAGCTCTCTAACATAGGTGTAACCAGCTATGAACAATGAAAAAAATATTAAAACTACATCGCTTTTCAAATACCAAGTTATGCCCATTAGCTTGTCTATTGCACTGCCAAAAGAAAGGCAAAACATAAAACAGGCAATGGCTCTCATAATCTTTTCGGATAGTAAGAACGTCAATAAAAAGAAAGCCGCAAACATTAGCTCATAGACTCTGTTTCTGCTTGCTATAAAAGCGATGTATTGATCGTAATCCGTTGAGACGTTCGGATATACCAAACCCAATACTATTGAGTTGAGTAGATACGAAAGCCCTAAAAGTATAAGAATTGTTAATCTCATCCCTTACCTTTTGGCGGCTTTGGATCAGGGTTAACTGTTTTAGTCGTAACTTTTTTCTTTGGTTTGTTTTTCTTTGCCATATAGTTTTAATTTATTTTTGTTCGTCTATTTTCTTGTTCGCAATGTCGACCGCTTTACCTAGTGCCTTGTAGACTATTGCCTGACCTCCGTAACCGATTACTAAAGCCCCGCCAAAGAATGACAGGTCTAAGTATTCGAAGCCGATTACACTCGGAGGCGCATAGTTTAAAGTCACAAAGTAGAACAGGCCATAAGCGGCCATGATCCACAAAGAGATAAAAACCGTTATCCTGTCTGTTTTCCAGAACAGTTTGAACACGTCCTCAAGGGTATCGTCTGGATATAGTTTATCCAGTACAAGGACTTTTTGCCATGCGTTAAATCCGATCCCTAGAATCTGAATGATGAAAATTAGTAGATGCTCCATTTTTAGTTTATGTTTATAGTTGGTTCTGGGACTGCTTTAATGCTCTGCTCTTTCTTGTAATTCTTGTACACATTCCTCACAAAATCACCCCACACTCGCTCGAACATTTGCGGAGCGGTTTCTGGATTAACAATACGTGGTTTGTTAACCAAATCCTGTAAGCCAGTGTAAAGCGGATTGGCCACACTATCAGGATATGGTGAACTTGTAAGTTGCTGCACCATTACCCGGCTGACTTCTTCCACGTTTGCATTTTTGATTTGCAATTTGATTGTAGTCTTCTGTGAATACCCGACAACCGATGCGAGTAATAATGCAATGATTGTGATTAGTTTTTTCATTGTTACTAAATGTTAAGGTAGCGGACTCCATGAAGGTCTGTTTCCGAAAAATTCTACCTCCTTAGCGTCTGCCGCTAACTGGAGGTCTGCTGTAAGCTCCGCCCCTGTTTTATCGCTTTGAGTTGATGTTGAAACTTCTGCAACAGCGTTTTCAACAGTGCATGATGTAACTAGATTATAAAGTGTTTTTGACTCGTCTTCTGGAAATGGTCCGACAACCTCAACTTGCCACGTTCCGTTTCTGTTAGTGTCCTGAGTTGTGAAATCTGAATTTGTCTTGATAGCATTTTCCCAGTTTGATGTATGTGTATCAACAGCATCAGAAAACGCCTGACTTGGATAAGGAGTAGCGGTTACCCACTGGCTGTTTTCGCTAGCACTGTGGTTTACATTGATTACTACATTTAGGTTGTAGGGAATGATTGGTGTTCCCTCAGATACAATTGTGAAAGTTGCCATAGTTTTATTTTTTTTAGTTGTGTATAGTGAATCCGGTTACATCGTTCAAGGTAATTGCGGTGTTATCAGTCGTACCCCTACCTCCAGTTATTGCTACCGTGATAGCTGTTCCAAAAGCAATACCTCCTTCAAAAGAGATAAAGACAGGGTTACTGCTCAATGGTATTGGAATGTCAAGAGTTGCTGGGGTAGTCCCCAATGTCGGGGTTACAACGTTAAAAACTTTTAAGTATCGCGTTGCCGCATTTGAATTAACCAGTAAAAACCCTATCAATCTACCTGCTGTGCCTTTCACAGTTTGAACCGCTGGGGTCGCTGGAGAATTTAAAACCGTTGGTGTACCTGCGCCAGTTGCGTTAGTTCGGTATTGAAAGCCTACGTCACCAATGGCTGCGGTTCCAGCAACAAGTGCTGGCTGTGTAAAAGAAACAGGTAAAGTAACTGGCCTCATAATCTCCACAGCTAAAGGACTGCCTGGATTCATTGGACTTACTTCTTCAATACTTACGGCTGTGTTTCCGTAGCGAGCCACACCGATAAAACCTATCGTCCATGTTATTGAACTTGCCGGGGCTGTCGATCCGTTAGCGATCCTGATTTGCAACCTTAGATTTTTATCGTCCGGTATATTTTCTTTTCGATCTGCCCGGTATGTAACGCTTGCTCCAGTAGCCGTTGCGACCAACTGATCAGAAAATGTTGCAAGTAAATCATTTCCAGTTATGATAGCTAAGTGACCCGGTGAAGCGGTTGTATTTATTGTCGCAGCAGTCGCACCAGTTGCGTAGCCATTTCTTTGAGTGTCAAAGTTTGCGCTTGTTGCTGTCGTACCCGTATAGTGTAATTGGTAGTAGTTCCAACCGAAAGCCGAACAAGTGCCAGTACCTGCCGCAAAGCCTGAAACCGTAAAAGTAATATTGTCACCACTTACCGAGGCTATTGGATAACGACCAGATAGGAAAGTACCTGTCCCACTAAACAAACCAAGATACATTGATTGTCCTACGTTTTCAGAAGTAAATCCGTGACCGCTTGGAAATGTTACGGTCATTGCTGTGGCTGAACTTATGGTATAGGCAAGCCCGTCACCAATCACATCAACCAATTCAACAAAGAAGTTAGTATTGATAATTCTACTTGACAGCGTTGACCTAGCCCTTAATCGAATGCCACCTTGCCATGAATCAGTTGAGCGGATAATTGTTTCACTTCTGGCTGTCGTGCCTGATGTAATTACTAAGTTGCCGCCTGTTTGGTTGACTGCCATGCCCGTACCAACTGACCCGATAATAGCTCCCCACTCGGAATCAACTGCCCCAGTTATTGCTTTCTCAAATTCAATACGATCAATGTCTTGAGGGACTTGACGAACAATAGTTCCTAACTCATCGCCTTGCGGAGTTGTATTAATTGATCTCGAAGAACCGTTATAAGGTGGCCCCGCTTGACCAAATGCAGCCGTTGAGATTAAAAGAAAGAAAAGTATTTTTTTCATTTGTTAGTTAGTTATAATCCATCTTCCGTCAATTCGCTCCATGTGGCATGGAACGTTATAAAGTAATTCAGTTACTACCGTTACGCGATCTGCTAGGTAAACAGTCGCACCAGTGAAGCTCCAGACTCTTGTGTCTTCAGTATTGTAGAACTTCATCACGTCACCATTAGAGCCTGTGGGTATTGTTATCACTCGGTTTGCACTTGCTACACCGTCTAGTATATTGTGAACTCCGTTAACCGTAGCTGTAAAATTTGCGTCCGTGGCGTTAGCTACAAGTGTTGATGGAGCGTAGTAAGTGCCACCGCTTGAGATAGTAGAACTAGGCAATAACCCATAAGCTGTCAAAACATCCGCAATTCCTTGTGATGTACTAACTGCACTTTGTTTTACTACTGATGTTGCGTTAAAGAATCCTAATTTTCCAGTTGCTCTTGTTTGAATATTTACCGCACCTTCTGTCCCACCGCTATTACTACCTGTGTATATATTTACATTCCCAGATGTTCCCGTAACAACGTCTCCTGTAAAAATAACAACATTAGTTCCATTTGTAGCTCCACTTTGAGGTGGAGTAAGAAGATTCAGTGTAGTTGTGTTTCCTGATTGTATAGTGTTAATGCCTGTTATTGCTAATCCACTTGTAGAAAAATTAAATCCACCAGTGCCAAACTGATAATTTGATCCACCACCAGTAAATGAAATAGCACTAGAGCCCTTTGATTGTAATGCTAACCCTATGTCAGTTGCACTTCCCGTTGCAGAAATTGTTCTGGTTGCGCCTGATAAACTTGTGCCTAAATTTAGGTTGCCTGTTGCATCTGCAAATACTCCGCTAGGTACTGCATTAGTACCATTACTCATCATTAGTTCGTTGTTGGCTGCTGTGTTGGTTATACCGCCACTTATTGTAGCCCACTCTGTTGCCGTTCCTCCTGCGTTAGTTCTAAAAACTTGTAAAGAAGTCCCTAAAGCTGTTGGGGCTGTTGGTATTGCACTCCAAGCAGTACCGTTATGGAAATAAGGCACGTTGGTGTCTACTGTTAACATACCATTTTCGAGCGTTGTAATTGCCGATCTTAAAGCCCTCGGCAATACTAGACCCTGATTGGTGCTTTGAAAATCAGCAAGAGCCGATCCTATCGTGGTGTTGAAAAATACTTTGTTGTTAAAGTTGAATACTTGATTATTCGTAATTGCAAATCTGGTAGTGCCTACTTGCCTAAATTGGTAACCAGTTGGAGAAGTAACTGCGTTTATAATAAAATCACTTGTAGCAGGTGAGTCGATCAAACCCATTTCATAATTCAACAAATTGTCATTTCGTTGAAACCGTATCCCAGAAGCTGTCCGCAGATCAAGTAGTTTATTAGCCCCATCCCAAAAAAGGTTAGCGTCATCGCCTATCGTAGTTCCAGACGTTGCAACTACTACACGGCCAGAGGTGAGGCCAGAGATTGCACCACCGCCTCCACCAGCTCCGCGAACTTGAAAATTAGTGCCATCGTACCAAAGCTCTTTAAATTCACCAGCTAAAATATCTCCAGTAACCAAATCCGTTAAAACACTTTTCTTTAAAGTCTTTGCCCCCAATGGAGAACCAGAGGCCCCTGTAATGTTTATAGTTGATGTTCCAGAATTTGCGTTAGTAAATTGAACGTAAACAGTAAGCCCAAACAAATAAGACGTAACGTATGGAATCGCAACCGTGTAGGTATTTGTTCCACTTGCAATAAACGGCCTTATTCTTGACTCTTTACTATCTGTTATCTGGTCGTTAATCAAAGAGTGATTGGCGCGCGTAACGTTTGTCGAATTACGGATTAGGTTATTCGTGTTAGTCTTTATCGTAGCGTCAGGTGTCTGCGCTAAAATCGAGAAGGGTAGTAGTAGAAAGAAAAGTATTTTTTTCATTTGTTAATGGCAATTTGATTTTGATTCTAGTTCTTTCAACTTTTCCTCTATTTTTTAAGGGTGTTGAACTGTGATTTATCAAACAATTCGTCAATTAGTACCTTTCTAAATGAATCTCTTTTGTATTCGTAATAATAATCTCCAGAGTTCATAATAGAAACAGATGAAGTATGACTTCGATTTAGTAAAGCGTGACCCAGTTCGTGCATTACTAATCTTTCCACAAAAATAGTATCTCTATTTCTAAGAAATCTTTCGTAATATTTTTTATTTATGAGAACCATTATTTGATCACCAACCATTTGAAATTGTCCCGCATTGCTAAAGCCAACCTCTTTATCATCTATAATGGCAATCAAATTTGTTTTTTGAATATTGATGCCTCTTTTTAACGCCTCATCATAGAATTTATCGACAGATGGCTTCAAAAGCGGATCAATTTTATAATCCACTTCCTGGTCAAAGGAAGTGCATGAAATAAATGCAATAAAAAATATAATTGTAAAAAACATTCTATGCCTCATATACAATAGTTATCCAACCTCTATTATATGATGTTGAATCAAAGTTAGTATTGTCAAAAGAACCAGCGGAAAGTCTTGATAATTGAACCGATGTATCGTCAAATAGTTCTACTGCTCCTTGCACAGCACTGCCAAAATCCATCCAAGATAAATTATATCTTAATCCCCCCTCAATGTCATTTCTTATAACAACAGAAACAGATCTGATTTTCTCAGCCGCGCCAATTCCATGAGCAACAGAAACGCTAGCGGTTGCATCCATATTCCAATCCCCTATTTCAATAACATCTATTTTTAAAAAGGGGCCAGATGTTTTTGTTCGTATTCCTCCATCAAATCTGCCGCTACCAGATGTATTAAAATTTGATGTTCTTAAAGCAGCTTGAGTTACCGCTCCATCCGTATTTGAAGCAGCTAAATCGGTGTATAGCTTTGTAGTTCCTACAACCGTAGGACTTGCTATCTTGTCAATGTTGACTTTGCTATCAATAGCGTCAACCAACATATTACCTACCCGCGTGGCCGTGTTTGCACCCGGTGACGTTTCGTTTTTTA